TGTTATTGCCTCAGGGAAAACTGAATAGATATATCCTCTACTATTTCCATCGGGGCCAAATCCAAGATATTTTCCTACAAATGATGCTGCGGTTGTTGTGGTACTTAAACCACTTGAACTGACTAACATTGACCCAGAACCCAATTGCAATGAGAAATTTGTTGCAGGTCCTGTTGCGGTTATACTTGTTAATGTACTACCCGATGTTGTTGGATGAATCACCGCATATACAAACGAACCACTAGATCCGGTTGCGAATAAAATGGCGGATTTATTTACTGCTGAGTCGTATCCATCTAATCCAAGAACACGCACTACGGTTGCTCGTCCTGATTCACGGAGGTAATTCTTTACCGTAAGACCAAGGAACGATTTGTTATCAGGGGTACCAAAAATGTTTTCAAATTGTTGTTGACTTTCAACAATCGTTGGAATGAATGCTGGACCTTTTGGTGTGGGTCCAATAAATGCCCCGCCGATTTCAGAAATGCCTTGTTCTAAAAAACTAAGGTCACGTTCTTGCGTGAAAACGCCAGGACTAACAATGCGTTCTGCCATACGGAATCTCCAATATTACTTATTTCTCAGGGGTAAATACACCGGTATCGATGTCTAATGAACCTACGCCATACTTTTCCAGTAACCCATTAATTAATGATTTTTCTTTTTCTAACAAACTTTTATATGTACTAGTTTGTTCAATCAATTTATTTTCTAGTTCTTTCGTTTCTTCTTTTAAAAGATCCATTGTTAGTTTTAATTGACCAACATTAGAAATAACCGTCACTACTTGTTCTCGCAATTCTGTAACCGACGAAATTTCTTCTTCGGTTAGTTTGATTGTCTCGTTCATAAAAAACCTCGTTATTATTGATTATAATATCATCTATATCATAAATATAGGTTATTTTCGTCAAACATTGCTTTTAACGGGTTTCTGTTTCGGTAAAAGTAACTACTTTTTTAACGGAGAATCTTTCTTGTGTTGTCTGCATCAATCTACCGTGTTTATCGACCATTCGTTCTGGTAAGAGATATGCCGAAACATTCAATGTAAATGTGGTTTTTACTAAACGGTCTTTTTCCACAGGTAAACTATTATCCATTTTATATTCGTCTATTCTGGTACGGAATTTATACCGATTACGATCACCCCAGTATTCATCGTCTTCAAATGACACTTGTTCTATAAGTTTATTCATTTGTTCCATGTATTCTGTCCAAATCACACATTCGTAAGTAAGATCAAAATAATCGGGGGTGACCGTAGTAATGTATTTTTTTACGGGTTTAATCCCATTTACCGCAGCAAATCTGTCATACGGATTGTATTTATTCCATCCCGTTTCAAATGTCCGTTCCAAATACTTATTTACCGATGAATTTCTGTCTGTACTTTTCTTCATACCCGACCGACGAAGCATAATTAACGGTAATTGAATTTTACCTTTATAATCACGAAGTACACCATCTGTTTGAACGCTTTTCCATCGTTCTGGATTTCCATAAATAATAGGTACTTTAACTTGTCGATTGTCTTGTGTTACCAAAGGACGAATTCGTTGATTTAAATATTGTATAAGTGTTTCATCAATATTCATTAATGTGATGGTAATAGGAGCTGAATTGTCCCCATCAGATTTGATATCAAGTCCACGATTTTGTTCGGTATCTGGTATATCTACTCCGGAATTATACTCAGGGAGTTTGTTTGCCGTTTGATTACTGTAATCAGCCATTTGCACCTGGTTCCTCAATGTTTAGACCACTGATACGAGTTAAATGTGCATCACATAAGATAGATAACGAATTGTGCGGTTGTCCGGCAACATATTGTGTATCATTCATGTTATCAATTTCATAATAACTGTCGTCGTACTTAATAATATCACCAATTTCAGGATATACTTGTACTTCTTCTAATAATTTACGAGCAAATCTAAATTCAACAGCTTGCTCAATATCTACACCAAAACCAGATGTAGTATCTGCGATATTTTTCTTGTACTTAACCAATGATTTTAATTCAACTCCTGTGTATCGTGCTTTTTCTGTTGCTTCACCATATAAATTTACGGTGGTGGTATCCATGGAAATCTTATATAAAATAACATCCACATCCACGATGTTATTCATAATTTCCCGATTAAAATGTTGAAATAAATTAAAATCACGATCTGTTACAAAGCGTGGCATATATTATCCGATATAAATTAAAAATGGTGTTTTTTGATATATTTTTTGCATCATCTCGGCATTTTCTGCTTGTTTTTTCATTTGCGCTTGTAAACCAGTTTGTTCTAATGTTTCTCGAATTTCTTTTACGAGAATTTCTTTTTCTTCTTTACCTTCACGACGAAGTATATCACCGTCCAATTTAATAATTGCATCTGGGATTGGAATGTTTTCATATTTACTACGAATATCTCCCAATGTTTCTTTTGCTAATGCCAATGTATATTTGAATATCCATACTCTACCAATAGAATTAATAGCAGTATATGGAATGTGACTGTATGGAATATTAGAATAATCCGATACAATGTTACTAGATGGATTGTATGCACTACCCGTCGATTGCTTATCGTCCACCACCATATAATCAAACCAGACAGTTGCATTTTGTTTGAATATTGGAGAAAACCGTACAACATTATTAGATACTTCAAAATTATATTGACTTTTACGAATTACATCATTCACTTCAATTGCTTGGATACGGAGAAGATCTTCGTAAGCTGGCATCATCACGAAGGTGACCGGCGGAGAAAATCCATCAAATCCAAATTCACCCATAAGATTAGTTAATCCTAACCCCGTTGTTGCGAATGGATCATAATATCGTGCAACTGCGGATGGCATATAATGGTAAATACGACGAATTTCTATTGCCTTTCCATTTTCATATGGGTCTGCCCACAACGATTTTAAATCATATGATTGCGTACCAACTGAAGCAGAAACAAATCCTTTTTTAACTAAGACATTTCCACCAGATTGTGCTTCTGTACCATACTGGGCAGATAATTTTATTATTTGTGGTAGTGGAGATCCAATAATATTTTTTTGTGTAATTGAATTTATCGTAGACATACCTTGTAATGTTAACATATGTTCACGTGCTTGAAACTGATTAACTTGCGAACCATACGTCATTACCGCTTCTTCAAAACAAGTATATAAGATTTTATCTACTAATTCAACATCAACAACAGGATACCCAAGCCGACGAGACACATATTCTGCTGCGCGTGGAGCATCACTTTGAAACGATGCCTCATCGTCAAATATTCCAAAGGCAGTAATTCCACTGGGGTTGCTGGGGCTACCGTCATAAATTACTGGATCATCGCTCAATATGGCCATAGTAATCTCATAAATAAAAGAACTCTAAACTATAAATAGTATTAGATAAACTATAAATAATAAAAGAGGGTGACTTTTCAGCCACCCTCCGTTATTTTCCTACTTTCCTACAATTTTCCAACTATGCCACTGTTCGATTAGACAGTTTGTAATCCATCGATAAAGATTTTTCCGAAGAATTCTGGACGGACAATCTTCTTGGCGTAGCGGGTCATTACACCTCTACGTGGTGTGAAGTTGTTCGGATCATAGACCAACGGAGTCATGATGAGTGGGATATATGGAGCGTATACTGCACCAGTTTCGAGGAAGTTACTTCCGCGGAAGCCCATCAACATTATATTTTCTGTCATGTATGGGTTCTTGTAGACTGTATAACGATTTTGGAATGAACCAACCTTAGTTACACCACCTGCAAATTCCATCTTATCACCATCTGTTGCTGCCGTAAAACCAGGAATGGTTTCAAGAACTGTTGCTACAGTTGGTGAACACACTGCGAAATTAGCACCACCACGCATCGTGAGCTGATGAATCTTGTTGCTGACCTTTTGCATCTTCTGACCAAGTGTTTGGAACCAAGTCATACTAGTCCAAGCTTGGCCAGCGAGTGTTGCACTTGATACGAATGCTGAACCATTCCATACCTTACCAACTTCTGCATTCCAGAATTCACTTGTTGTTGCACTACTGATTAACATATCAAGGATTTCAAGATCAATTTCCGTTGAAATGTAATCACTTAACATTGCTGTGAGTTCTGCTTCTGCATCAACTGAATGGTATGCGTTCAAGTCTTGTGCAAGTTCTGGTGACCAGACTGCCTTCAACTTACGGGTCTTAGCAACGATTGTTTCTGAACGGAGTTCCAAATCAATCTGTGGAATGTTTAGATTACTTACTGAATCATCACGATCTTCAAAGTCACCACGAGTGGTTTCTGTTGGTTGCTTACTAAAGTCAACTGCGGTGATTGTTGCGGTCGCGGCTGCTGAACCACTGAAGATGAATATAACACTTGATCCATCATACTTAGTAAATTCTGGAAGTTGTGCACCTGTAAGCGCTGATGTTGCACGGAATGAACGCACTGCTGTGAAATCCGCGTTTGAGAAACTTACTGCTGGAACAGAGAACTTGAAGAATGATGTAAATGACGATGAGAAATCACTATTGTAATTTACATCACCGTATGAAGTTACGGAGGATGATCCAATTGCCGGAGCAAGTGTTAATGTATTCTCGTTTACTGAGTATGCATATTCACCAGCACCGTAGAAACCACCACGCGGAAGTGTACCCGAACCGGAGGTAGTGCCATAAAGTGAACCACCCGCGGTCTTACCATTTACTGAACTTGCGTACTTGAAATCCATGAAGAATACCAAACCAGCTGGTAAGTTCATTGGTTGTACGGATACGAAATTCTTTGATGCAATTGAACCAAAGACCTTACGGACTAAGGGAAGTGCAACACCGGCCCAGTTTTCACCAGCGGTACCTGTACCGCCTGGGTTTGTTGTTGTTGCTTCCGAAAGAAGTTGTTGTGCTTGATTTTCAAGCATTACTGCCATGCCTTGTTTTTCGTGGCCAGCCAAACCTTCAAGAAGGCCTGACTTGTCCCACTTACCAGCCAATTGGCGTGTCTTTTCGACTACGACTCTATGCGCTGAACCGGCATCATCTAAAAATTGTTGTACATTTGCCATTGTTGTATTCTCCTAAAAGATTATAAAATTCCTGCTAATTGTTGTAAACGCTTTGCAACTGAGTTTTCTTCTAAGATTTCTTTCTTAGGAGCCGTACTCTTGGTTGGCTTACTTGCCAAACCTTCAGTTACAATTTTTGTTGACTTACGACTAGTCATTGCCTTAGCTGTTGAGTTAAGGGTTTCAACTAATGTCGTATAGACAATCTTAACTTCGCGTACTGTAGTTGCACGGTCAAAATTTTCTACAATAGCGATCTTTTGTTCGTTCGTTAAACGATCATTACGGAATAACTTGTTTGTGAACAAAAGTTTTGCATTAAGAAGGTTTACTTCGTGTAGCTTGCCTCGTAGGAGTTGTACAGCCTTACGATATTCTGCAAGTTCAGTTTGAAGTGCTTCCATCTGAGCCATTATTGATGCGTTATCTTGGTGATCTTCTTCACCTTCTTGATTACCATCGGCTTCTAATTCACGGAGAATTGCTTCTAAATCTAATTCTTCTTCTCCACCTTCTTCTTGTCCCTTCATTTCTGGTACTTGGAATCCATGAGCCTGTTGACCCTTCATAGGATCAACCATTTCGTCTTCTTCTGTACCCATTGGAGCATTTGCTGAAGCGGTTGGCTTGTCGTCACCCGTTTTCTGCATTGTCATTGTGTGCTTCATTCCTGCTGCTGGCGGGGTTTGTTCCTTTGTAGTTGTATCTACCATCGAATCATCATCTTCCGAATCTTCTTCGTCCCCTTCTTCCTCGTCTTCCTTCTTTTCACCGAGGATATCGTCTTCTAATTCCTTGATTATTTCATCTAGATCGAAATCCGAAGCTGACCAATCGTCGTACCAATCCTTCGTCGAATCACCATGACCTTCACCCCCTTGGTCGATATCTGAAGAATCAAATGCATCTACCGATGGTTCCTTATTATCACCAGTTCCAATGACTGATGTATCTACTGGACTCGTACCACCGACTGCTGTTGCGTCCTGGAACGGTTGTTCCTTTGCTGCTTCTGTTTCCATTGTACCTTCATTTCCCATTGTCTTGCCTTCTTCCTCTTCTTCTTCGTATGCTTCTGCACGAAGACGACGAGCTAGCATCGACTTAATTTGAGGTGTAAATGTTTCTTCTAAAGCAATTTTTGCATTAGCGATAGCAGTTTGACGAACTGCTTCTGCATCTGCGATTGCATCCTTTAGAAGTTGGTTTGTAATTTGTGCCATATCAACTTTCTCCATGAAAACAACTATTAATAGTCATTATTAGGTTATAAACAATCAAATACTACAAAACACCTCAAATAAAGGTGTACTAATAATATATAGTATTATTAATTCAAAAAATGTTATTTTTACCATTCCGAATTATTTTTCTTTTCTATTTTCTTCTGTTCCCTAATTCTACGGCGGAGCGCTTCTTGTTGTTTTAAAATTTTTTTCTTTGACCGCTTTACATAAAATTCACGGCGTTTGACTTCATTAATAATTTCTGATTTTTTAACTATCTTGGAAAATTGGCGTAACGCCTTCTCCAGTTCAACCAATCCTTCCCCTCGTACTTCTACATGCATACAGCCTCCATTATTTCATATTTTTTTTAATGTATACCATCGCAGCCTGTTTTGCGGCTGAGTCCTGTGAATATCCAAGTGCAGTTTTTATTAAAATATCATTTCCGGTTTGTGGATTTTTTACTTTGTGTCGTAATAAATCCTTCAACTGTGATTGTTTTGTCAAAGGTTCACCAGTTTTTTGATTATCTGGTTCTTCAACTTGTCGTATAATAAGTTTTATTTTTGGGTATTTATCTATCAATGTCTGTACTGCTTTAACATTTTTTGGTGCATCGTCTACAAACGCAACTCGTGTAAATCCATCTTTGATATGTTTTTCTATATATCGTGCCTTGTCCATAGGATCACTACTACCCAGTGCGGCAATGGTAACACCGGAAGTAATCCCATTATTTTTAAGAAATTGTGCAATGGGTCTGGTGTGTCCACGAGCGGTCAATACTACTACCTTGTCTGCTTTTTTTTCGGCAAGAACTCGTTGTAATAATCCTAAATATTTTTTAATAGGACGAGGATTTTTCAACTGTTCAAATTCGGAAAAATCAAAAGTATCACCATCTTGTTTTTCATATGCTGCGTATTCGGCGGGTGATATTGTTCGTCGTTTCCCGTCCTTATTAATAACAGTAACCCTAGCGTCTGTATGCACTAGGGTATCATCAAAATCGGTAGCATATAATGTTTTTTCACGTGCCATACTTATCTCGTTATTAATTTATATGCCGTTGCCACCATTTTTTCGGTTGGAAGTTCCAACATTTTCTTGCGATTATCCAATGACAATGTACGCAATACTTTGGTTAATAACGCAGCAGTATATACATCTACGGTGACACCATCGATGTCAGCGGCTCGTTTATCTTTTACAATAGAGAATATTTTATTTTGCTTTACACTATAATCTTCACTGGTAAAATCTACACGATGCGGATCATTTGAAATATGTGGTTGAGAAGATGTTGCTGGTGGAAAATCTGGTGTTATACTAGTATCTGTCGTACCAATGGTTTCTTCAACACCGCCACTTGGAATGGTATCAATCGATTGCTGACCAAATGGTTGTGCACCTGTGTCCGTGTCATCCCCGTGTTGTGCGCCGGCATTAATATCTTGTTTTAACAATTCCGCGATTTTCTTTGGAAGATCTTTTATTGGAGTTGTTGCATACTTTTTCACATCACCATGCGACATTGTGTTTGCTAATTTACGAGCAACAGGACTAAACTTTTTGGGATTGGCCTTACCTTTTTGTATAGCATGTACAATTCCAAACAATTTTTGTTGTGCCTTTGATATTGCTGGCATTTCACTTCTCCAAATAGATTTCTGGGTGTTTGTATCGAAACTGCCGCATTAAGCTACCTGCTAGTGCATTGGCTTCATTTTCCATTGATGACCCATCACGACCATCGGCGTTTTTACCTTGTTCTCGTTGTTTATGATGTACCAATTCGTGACACAATGTACGGCATACATCAGCAACATGTCGTGATCCACCATAAATATAAATTTCATTTGTTTCGGTATTATATACACCAAAACTTAAATGTTCCTCAGTAAAACTGACATTGTTAACAATAACAATTTTTCGTGGCAACGATTGCAAATCTAATTGCGTTGCCACGAATTTTACAGTTTCATTTAAGAAAAATTTATCTTGCGAATTCATGTATTATAAATTTTTCTTTTTACGACCGGCTGTCTTTTTTACTTTTGCTACGGTCTTCTTTGCCTTGATTTTTGCAGATTCCACAACTTGTTTTGTTTCCGCAACAACTACTTTAGCTTCTGCCGCAACAGTTGTTGCTACTGTCTTAACATCTTCTAAATTTACTTTACCATCGTTATTGACATCTACGATATCAGTAATTTTTTTGATCGGACGAGCAAATGTTTCTTTGTTGTTAGTATACACCCAAAAAGCAATTGCACCACCGATTCCCAATAAACCTAATGTTATTAACATAAACACTCCTTTAAATTATTTAAGTTCACCCAAAAAATCATAAATTAAACTATCAATACGAGAATATGGTGTTATGATTTGACCACCGGTATTTTCGTTAATAAACGCACCGTGCGTTGATGGGTTACTTACGATATCAAAACAAATTAAATTAAAATCATCTTGTACTTCTACTTCATTTTCACCAATTTGTTTTACGGAACCCATACCACGAGAAGAGACACCCAACCGAATATTGTTTTTAATTAGTTCACGAACAATATTTCCAGATGGAGTAGAAAGAATTTCCATATTTCCTTTTACATCATGTCCTTCAAACCACATCTCTGTGACATTACAACAAACATTCTTTAAATTAACCACAGCACTTTCTGGATGATCTAATTCACCCAGTGCTCTTCTCTGCGCAACAAAGTTGTTTTTGTAAGCTGCTGCTTCACGGGCCAAAATTTCTTTTGGATAAATTCTTCCATTTTGATTTTTAATTTCGGCACGTTGTAATATCACATCTTTTAAAATCAATGGTTTTGTTATATCAGCTGCTTCTGTTAACAGCGACATGTCATACGAGATGACATTGTATTCTACAAGTAATGACTGCATATTATTGCCCACGAATTTCACGAATCCGAGTTGCGATATTCAACAATCGTGATTCTAGTTTGATTAGACCTTGTTGGGTACGCTTCCATAACTGTTCACTTGCAATACCCGATTCATTTTTTAGTCGTGCATTAATTTTCAATGCGCGTTCAACTTCGTATAAACTTTTATTTAATTCAGAAATTGCTTTAGCAATTTTTTGATGAGGAGTGGCAGTTGGATCATTCTTATATTTATAATACCTATTTTCTGATAGCTCGTTTTTGACAGTTTCCATTTTATCTGCTGGACTATTTATTTCTTTTTCTCCACGAGGAGTTAATTTAAATCCCGTTGTATCTGTCGCAATGTGCTTTGCACGTGTAATTTGTTTTTGTTTATTACCACGAAATGCATATGGGGTTAAATACCCAGCTACGGATCCTGTTGTGGTCGCTTCCTCCAATTCTTGCTTAATAATTTGACGAATAACTTCACGAAAGCGTTGTTGTTGTTCCATAATTAACTCTTTAAAGTGTCTAATGTCTTGGTAATTTCCAAGGCAATTAACAATGAAGTCATGTGATTTTCTTTGATGATGTTGGCATTGGCGATGCGTTCTAATTGAGTTATAACTTCAGAAAGTTTAATGCGAGTAATCGTGTTATCAACTTTAACAACTTTGGATTTTAATTCTTTAATAAGAACTTCTGCTTCCTTGGTTGCATATTTTTTAAGTTGTTCAGTATTTGATACATTGTAAATATATTCACGAAGTAGATTCTTTTGTCTATCGTTTAATTCTGCGTATTTTTCATTAAATTTTTCAATTAAAATACGATATGATAATAAGCGTAAATCTTCTTCTTGTCCTTTAATAGTTTCAAACAACTGTACATCATTTTTACTTTCTTTATTAGTAAGATTACCAGTGAGGTGTTCTACCATAGTGAATTTTGCAGACACTAAACTTTCAATTTCTGTATAATCTGTCAATTCGTTAATCACTCCATCAAATACTTTGTATACCGATGCGTATACTTTATACGACGGAATACGTGCATTGAGGAAATCTTTCAAATCATAATGATTTTTAATTTCCTTTATTAAGTTGTATTTTTGAGTGTTTAACAGATGTTCATTTAATTTTTTCCGTTGGTCGGTAATTATACCAATTAAATGAAATGCTTTTTCTTCACTCATTTGTTGCACATTAAAAACTGCCCGATACAAAAGTAATTCCTTCCCCAATTCTGTCTTGGAATTAAAAAACTCTCGCATGAGTTTAACCGCTGTATCATTATTGCGGTTTTCTAGTGCGTCGGAGGTAATTTTACGAACCAATAGTTCGAAAAGAATACCTGTATTACGAATTTTGTTGTGCTTGACGTTTGATTTCATATGTATTCCGTTTTGTGACATATTATACCGTCATATATTAAATATAACGAATAGTTATAAGATTTTAGTTTTCTAGCCCCAAAATGTTATTTTCATCTAAAAAAGAACCTGTTGGCGTTGTATTTTCCAACAAAACCGAATTTTTTGTTTTATTTAACGATCCTTTGTCCAACCACTGTTGCATTTCCAATGTCAATGGTGATTTTCGTTTATCGTTTCGTCGTTTACCTACAGTCAACGAATCCATATTTTCTTTATGTCCCAAAGGATCACGCCCCCGTGGATGACTATCTTGCCCATAGGACACACCCTTCTTGGGTCTGCCCATGTTAGCCTCCTCCAAATCAACATCTTCCAATTCACTTTCTTCGTCGGATTGGTCTAATGACGCTAGGATACTGTCTACATCGTCAACTTGTTGCTGTTCTATATCTTCTGGTTCGGGTTGCTCTTCTTCCCCACCGGTAGCCACTTGTTGTGGTTCTTGTGGTTGTTCCAACTTAGTTAATTCCATAACTCGCTTTACATCCTCTACAACTTTTGATCGTTGCGTACTAACATCATCTTCTGACATTTCAAAAATATGATGATATACCCAATCTTGTGAAATTAATTTAGTTCCAATAAGATCATTTGCCACTGCAACCTTTTCTTTCCACAAGTTCAATTTTTCTTGTTCATACACAATGGATGGTGAAGTTAAACTTAATTCAAAATCAATCAATTCTTCGTCACGGAATCCTTGAATGTATAAATGAATTATAGCAATCTTTGTTAACTCCGACACCATAATACGCTGAATTCGTTCGATGGTACGAGCAAACCGTACATCTTGTGCTGCTAATGTCGCCTTACCACTTATACCCTCTTCGTATCCCATAAACGCCTTCGGTACTTTAAAGGCAGCCAATAGTTTGTTACGGAGATATTCAATGTCTTCAATCGCATTAAATTGCAACCCAGGAAGATTTTGAATATCGGTACCAGAATCTTTCCCTCGAACAGGAAGATAAAAATCTTCCGTAATGTTCATCATATTATATCGAAGATTGTAATCACCGGTCGTTGGATCTACCAATGGAGTTTTTTTCATACGATCCATGATACGATTCATGAAGGTATCAATTTCTGCCGGCGGGATATTACCGATATCGACCAAAATCTTACGCTTGTCTGGTGCTCGCATGATACGATGGATTAACATTGCATCTTCCATGAGTTGCAATTGCTTCCATACACGGCGACCACCTTCGATCATGGCTTTACCATACGGAAGGAAATTCGTGTCCGCTAATAAACGGAAATGTGCTACTTCAAAACTTTCAAAATCTTTCTTACCTAATAGCAAGAAATCATTTTCAATTTTAAATCGCACACTGAATGGTTGATCGGGTTGTTCACCCTCAATACGGATGGTTTCGTATACCGATAATGGTACTGCATTAACCACTCCGTATTCTTGATCCAAGTCCAAATATAAAAAGAAATCTCCGTACTTTGCCATGTTACGAATCCATGGCCAAAGATTAAATTCAATATTTAAAATGTCATAAAATAAATTATGGAGAATATCTTGAACTTGTTGATTTTTTGATTTAATACTTAGAATTTGTCCAAACTCATCTTTAATAGTACTTTCATCAGCATAAATGTCTAATACCGACGAGATAATAGGATCATTATCCATCATATCATAATCACGGAATAACTGTAATCGTGATCCCTGAAATGCGGCCGCTGCTTCATATCTACCGTGCGAAGAACCATATCCTCCGGTACCCGATGAGTACACGCGATGATATCTATCAACTCCACGCCGATTAACAAAGCTTTGTATGTTGTCAGTATCAGCTATTTTTAATTTTTTTCCTCCAACATTACGAACAATGGTACTGGTGGAAAAAAGTTTTTTAAGCCTAGTAAATAAAGATGTGTCGGACATATTACCTCAATTAATTAAGAAGACACGACTCACCGATAGCGGCAACTGTCATTTCTGCTAGGTGAGTGTTGGGATTATCCTTGCCCGTTTTAATAATTTCATTTAACTTGGTGATCAATGTTTGTGCAACACTATCAACTTCTTCTTTAAAGCATGCTTCAAATTGTTCATAGTTGAAAAATCCATATTGCATTTTATTTACTTTGGCAACACCTTCTAACAGTGTTGCATATAATTCAGTAATGGACTTCTGTTGTTCCGTCGTCAATGTTGGTATCAACTTTTCCATTAATGTATCGATACGACCTGTGCTGACGCGTCGTTCTGGAAGTTGATAATTTTCCATTAAAATATTTTTTAACTTAATCATTTTATTATTTCTCCTTGTTCAATACGGTATGCATTTTCTTGACATATCACCACTTACTGCATGACCAGTATCTTGCACTGGTTCTATCCTTTGCCGTAGCACAATTGTGACGAGCACGGAATGCTTTACGACGAGAGGGGATATTTTTCTTAATCTTCATTGTCTTTTCACCACGGCGTTTTGCCGAAGTACCACCATGACCAAAATTAACTTTTTTAATATTACCACTACTTGGATCACGAACAAACACTTTGAATTTTTTTACATCTCCTCTCATTGGCTTTCCAAGAGAAACCTTACGACCACGATATTCAGCTTCTCCTAATTGTTCTGGATGTTTACCTTGTAATACTTCAATTAAACACTCGGTACAATAATCTTCGGTGTCTAATTCCGTATCAGTATTTTCGGAGCCAAACATTCCTCGTTCACGGTCATGTTCTGTGTCAGGTTTTACATCC